TAATCAGAAGTTATAACGAAATCCCCGTGACCATCGGCCAAGACGATTTGCTTAAACTCGCCGCCACTTGATACTACGGGGTAGCCGGTAGAATCCCATAAGATAATTCCGTCATCCTTTGCGCTGTCCCCAGCCTCAAAAAACGCTAAGTGTGATCTTACTCGGCGCAAGTAATCATTAAGGCGTTCACCCCAAGGCTTCCATTCGGGGCCGCCAGGTGGCGGCGGGAATGCCCCTATGCTCACCTTCTTCCCCCAGTCTTAACATCCAGCCTCATGTTGCCTACGCGGAAATCAGTCAAATCAGATCCTGTAAGCCTCATACGAAGCTGTCTACCGGTGAACCGTACGCTAGTAGGGTTTTCCATAGTAAATGGCCCGTGTGAGCTTTCTGTAGCGTTAGGATAAAACCTAGTCTTAAACGTAGCTGTGACTTGTCCTTGCGTTTTTTCATCCGGTATAAGCTCGGTAACTTTTACTACGTTCTCGCCCTCGCCTACAAAGATCGGACCACTCTCTACAAATATGTCATCGCCGTCATGCGACAAAGACACTTCGTGATCAAAGATATTGGCGCTTGGGTCAAACCACATTGGGTATCGAAATACACCGCGATCTACGGCTGCCGTACGAGCCAGGTTGCCAATCATCCAATAATTTTGCTGGTAGTTATATGAGACGTAACGGTTGTTTTCTTGCGAGTCTCGAGATGGGTAAAACCACCACACCTCTCCGTACTGCGAGTTATGAACTGCGCATACCTTTGATGCTTGCGAGTTGTTAATATCATCAAACACGTAATCAGCAACGTCACAAGGAAGCTCTTGCACCGATGAGCCGTTATAAAGAAAGAACGCCTTTTGTCCCATCCAGAACGCGCCCTCATCGACTGCTACGGCAGACTGCCGAGAAATCCCGCCACAAGCAGTTCCAGCGCGCTCGAAACCGTAGACCACGGGCGGTCCTGAGTAGGATGCTACGTGAGCATCGGTCGTCGTGATAATCAACGCACGACCTCGGATACGAACGCCCTGCATAATCTTTCCAGAGGTCTGTAGCTCCAAGTCTCCAGCTTCGTTAGTTGCAGAGGGAGTCCATGTATCTATATCTTCCCTGTCTGACCATTGGACCTTACGAGGGTTGCCGCCAGCACCAAGGCAAAACACAAACCTTTCCTCGGTCACCATGATAGATGTATTCCCGGTCGGCGCGTTTGATACGAGCACGCCATTGGCCGCGTTGTCGAGCTGCCACTGATAAAGCTTACCGTCATCACTAGAACAAGCAACTAGATACTCGCCCCAGTTATCTAATGACCACGTTGTGCACTCCTCTGGAATGCCGGCATTTCTAATTGTTCCGTAATACTCTTTGCCGTAGAAGTTACCGCCGTAACCAAGATTTTCTGTAGCGTTGATGTTTCCGCTAGTTAGCCCAGCAGGAGTTATATCTATTATTGTATTTGACTCAATAGACGTAAATAGCCCGTCCGCAGTGCCAAAGGCATAATGGATACTGCCAGAGTTATCTAGCCACGTAACAGCACCGCGAGGAGGCTGTGATGCTGCCGCAGTTTTTCTGGAATCCCATCCGCCAACAGGCCGTAAAGAGTTATTGCGCCATCTTATTAAGCTAGCGTCTCTCCATCGGCCCGATGACTCTAGGTCCGTTCCGTTCCTTACAATCCCCGGCGGGATGTCCAGCGTAATGAGAGGCATTAATCCTCCTGATTAGGAACCTCGTCGTAGTCGGCGTCTTGAGCTTGCTCTAAAGAATCTGCGAGCAATTCAATAAATTTCTCACGGCCTACTGCGAGTTGATCTACGTTAAACCTGGCACTAGATAACTTGCGGTCCAGGTCATTTACATGATTAAAAAGAACTTTTTGTTGGTCATTAAAATCATCAACGAAGTATTCTTTATCGTTCACGGTGATTGGGGTCTTTTCGTTTTTTCCCATCGTTGTTTCTCCTAGTTTTATGCCTTACATAAGGCGGACATTGATATATGCCTTGCACATACCATCGATAACGCTTGTCTGAGTCTGTATAGAGTTCTTTGTATTCGCAGGCTGTATGGTAAACCACCGTCCTGCCAATGTAGATTACAGTGCCTCCCTCTAGCACAAGATACAGAGCAAGGCTTTTTACCAAGGCACGCCAGAGCCACTGGTTGGGTTCTTGTCTGCTTCGATCTTAGCAGTTAGTGCCGCTTCAGTAGCACTCTGATCTACCTCTGCGTGTACCCATGCCAGTACGTTAGCCTCTGTCAGGCTGTCATAAGCAATGTAGTCAGAGGCAGTAGGGTCTGGTGTAAAGCCTACAGTGCCATAAGATGATGCAGAGAAGTCTCCGTCTTCTTCAGTGCATCGCCAGTGTGCAACGGTTACACCGCCGTCTGCCAATTCACGCTCAAGATTTGCGATAGTCCATGTAGCCATTAGTTAGCTCCTTAGTTAGATTCAAGTACGGCAATACGTGCCTCAAGTTCTTGGATTGTTGCCACAAGTAGCGGCACAAGTTTGCTTTGGTCAATGCCTTGATAATCTGGAACAGAACGTGTTCCCATAACTGCTTCGGTTACAACATTTCCGTCATCATCTAGCACTGCTGGAGTAACTTCATACTCCTCGTTTATCATTGCGTCTTTTTCGCCAGCTATTGCTTCAGGCACAATTTCTTGCACTTCGTGAGCTAGGAAACCGTCAACAGTTGTGTCAGCGTCTGCAATAAAGTTAAAGCGTGAAGGCTTGAGTTGCTTGAGGCGTTCTGTAGCGCCAGACATGGCAACTACGTTTTCTTTTAGACGATAATCTGAAGAAGTAATGTAGGCTGTAGCAGACCCGTTAGTTCTTATATCTCCAACGTTTCCATTAGGGTTGGCAAATATCATGTGTTTAGAAGAAGATGTTGAATTACTCGTAGACGTCCAAGCAGATACTGTTGTTGTTACGCCGTTAGCTATAACACCGCCTGACAGGTGAAGGTCTTTGAAGCGATAACTATCAGTTCCTAAATCAACACCTGCATCACTAAGTGCGCCTGAATCTCTAGGGGCAATAGTTGAACCTGCAAACTGCAAACCTGTATTAGCTGATGAGCCGTCAATGTAAATAGTGTTTGAATTAGTACCAATACTACCGACTGCTGTGCCGTCTTTGGCAAACTCTAAAATACTTCCGTCAGAAGTTAGGCGGTTAAGTGTTAAAGGGGTTCCGCCATCTCTGGTGACTACGGCCCTGTCAGCTCTAAGCTCACACCCTACGTTAGCCTGTCCTATGCTAGTCTTTCCCACCAACAAGTTGCCGCTAGCATCAATGCGCATGCGTTCTGTGTTATTTGTACCAAAAATCATTTCGGCATTTTCATAGTTCCATATATAAGCCTTTGCGTTTGCGCTTGAGTCTAATGAAACTAACAAACCATCACTAGTTGTACTTCCAGAGTTAGTTGTTTGTAGTCTTAATTGTGTTTCAGAACCCCCATCTAAATCTAAAATGCTTCTAGGCGAACTAGTACCAATACCTAAAGCCTCCGCAGACGCATCCCAGAAGAACTTCGCAGTCGTGCCAGTGTCTTCGTAGAAGCTGATGTCTCCGTTGGAGGATATTTTATGCCGTTCTGTTTTACTGTCTGTGGTGTAGTGGATAATATCTCCACTGCCTGTCGCCTGCTGTTGAAATGCACCACCATCAAAGAACAACTTGCCTGTACGACTATCTCCCGAATCTTCAAGTGTAATGCCTGTCTGGCTTTCAACAATCAAACCATCAGCCGTCACAGTACCCGTTACGTCGATGCCTGTGGCTGTGGTGGCTAGTTTGGCTGAGCCACTATGAAATAAAGTATTAGCACCGCCAGAAGTTAAATTAATTAGGTTTTGTGAACCTGCGGCATTATAAATATTTACATTGTCACCAAAAATTTGAAGGTCGCCTGCTCCACTTTCTTTGATGTTGCTATGCGTACCATCATGATAAATCTGTAGGTCTGAGCCAGCACCAAACACTGCTTTACCGTTGTCAGCAAAATTAAGAGTCTCAGCGCTAGCGTCCCATGTGAGTTTTGCAGTCGTGCCAGTATCTTCATACAGCGACACATCTCCGTTGGAGTTAATTAACTGACGGAAGCTTCCGTTTGTTTTGAAATATAAATTAGTGGAATCGTCTGTTCCTAAAATAGAATAATTACCAGCACTTGCTGTAAAGGCTGAACCGTCTGTTTTTGTAAGCGTTAAAGTAGAGGCGCTACCAGTATTTTCAACAGTCAAACCATCAGCCGTCACAGTACCGTCAGCACCTACAGAAAAAACTTCTGTTGGCGTTCCAGCCGCATCGTTATAACCACGAATCAAATAACGAGTGTTAGTGGTTGCGTCAGAACGCAAATCAAGTGCTGTATGTCCTGAAGAAGTGGCATCTTGGTATGCCTGAATTGCATAACCGCCTACCGCTTTAGATGAAAAAGCATCTGAGCCTGTAGAGACAATCGTTCCAGCATCAGCCGTCACAGTACCCGTTACGTCGATGCCTGTGGAGGTGGTGGCTAGTTTGGCATTACCTGCGTGATAAAGAGCAACCTCTGCGCCTGTGTTAGCCGCCAAATACAACTGCGAACCATCAGCTCTTCTTAACTGTAAACTGTCTGCTCTAACAAAAAGGTTTCCAGTGCCTACATCATCTATGTAGCTACCTGACCCATCATGATAGATACTGAGGTCGCTACCCGCACCGAAGATGGCCTTGTCGTTGTCACCGAAGGTCATGTCGCCAGAAGTAACAAACGATGTGCCGGTGATTGTAGTGCCGGTGATCGCCGCAGCAGATGAACCACCGATGACAGTTCCGTCAATAGTGCCTGAGTTAATATCAATGCCTGTGACCGCTGTAGTGCCGTCTAACAGGTTATCGATACTATCTAAATTAGTGTTTAGTTTGGTTCCCCAAGTGTCTTCTGAGGCTCCTATTTCTGGTTTAACCAGGCTGTACGTGGTGGTGGTTGTGTCAGCCATTTAAGCGGCCTCCCATGTCTCGTCGATGATGGTTTGATCAGTCCAATTTGCGTCACTAACCGTTTGATCGGTCCATGTCGCACCTATTAATGTAACGTCAGACCAGCCTGGGTCATTACCTGCCTGGTCGGTCCAAGTCTCCGCGTCTATAGATTCATCGACCCAAAGTATAATTCCTAAGCCTGTTGTTGCCGAGCTGCCTGACAAAGCACTGCTACCATTACGAGTAACCGCGCCAGTAGGTGATACCGTCGCCACGCTAGCGATTGACAGAGATCCACGAACGACAACCAAGCCTGCAACGCTGATTATACCACTTGAAGCTATGTCTGACGCGACATTAAGTGTTCTTGCCCCAACTACAGCTTGCGATGACGATGCGCTAATTGCACTGTCACCATTGAATATGCGTGAGCCTGCTGAAGATGTGGCTGTAGAAGCGCTTATAGCGCTCCCTGTTTGACGTATTACTCCAGCCGTAATGGTTAAGCCGGATGCAGCAGAAACTTGCGTGGAGGCGTCTTTGACCCGTACACAGCTTGCTGATACTGATGAAGTGGCTGGACCTAAACTAGCGGCGTTTTCAAGATCCGCTGTGGAATAAGCGGCATAACCGTATTTCCACTGGCCGTAATTCATTAGTCTAAGGTAATGTCGAGGTCGCCAGCAGGCACTCTAAAAACGTCGCCGGTCTCTACAGCCTTGGATGCAGTAAGCGTGCCGTAAGCCATAAGATTACCGCTTGTAAGCGCATCAAAGACACCCACATGAGTAATCGTTCCCCAGTTATTTCCAGCCG